CTATAAATTCTTGTAATGTCATATCTAATTAAAAATAGCGTAATATTTATTTCCTTTAGTCTGTTCATCTTCATAGTATATTGAAATAGTAGATGAAGTAGAGAATAAAGTACTTCCTGTTGTAGGTCCGTTATACCATCCGTTAAATTCTCCTCCATAGTAGCTCGTTTCAGCTGTTACTGTAAAGAACTCATAAGTATCATAATCATGAGAGAACTTAAGGTTAGTAACAGATGGGCCCATACTTATTGGATATGTCATTTCGATTGAGCCACTTATTCCATCTCCTTCACTTCCAGTAGCGTAGAATTCAAAGTACTCTCCTACGTAAGAAGAAGAAAGAGCTACAACACATGCTGGAGGTATTGGTAGTGATAAGTTAAATAACGTAAGGTCAAAAGTAATATTAGGTTGTGCTGAACCTACGAACGGGTTATTTTTACCAACCTCACCATCTGTTGAGATAAGTAAAGAACCACTAAACTCACCAGTAAACTGTGGTGATTCATCAGTTACGTTTCTAGGAGCACTTCCGAACGGTGTAACAATGTTTGCGTTATAGTTAGTAGTAAATCCATAGCTTGCAGTTAAATCGTAACTACCACCTTGACTACCTGTTATAGAAGCAATAGACAGTGAACCGGACTTAGTTTCATCAGTTATTACTCCTGATACTTGTTGAGCTTTACTTCTATGTAATTTATGTGATTCAATTATTATACCTGTATCTACTTTTGTTCTAGCAGGAACGAAGTCTTTTATCATTCTAAATAAAGAACTATCAAAAAAGTTTAACAGTCTTATGAATGATTTAGGGCTTCTTGCATACTGTAATGCATCATCCCAGTCCCAGTCTGCTTCATTCCATTTAGTAAATATATCCTCCCAAGTATAGGACATATCGGTAATTCTTCTTCCTAACAGATTAAGTCTTTCATATTTTTTCTCTGCATTATCTCTCGGATCACCAATATAGTCATCAATATCAAAACTACCAGATACTTTTAAATCTATAAATTCGTTTGTACCTCTAGCAACATTGAACCCTACTTGTACTTGATGGCTATCATCTGAATATCTTTTTTTCTTTTTTATAGTAGAAACATATCTAGATAGGGTACTACCTGATATTAAACTACCTGTATTGTCTAATCTAACTTTACCAGCGGGAGTAACGTGGTACCTTACCGAACCGCTAGGTTCAGCACTAGTAGTAATAGATGCGTCAATAGATTCAGATATACTAGAAGAGGTAAAGTATTCAGGTCCAAAATATCTGTTTGAATCTATAGTAGCTCCTCCATACTGTTTTACTGATAGCATATTAAAAGGTATACCGAAGCAATTAATTAGTGCTTTTAATCCTCGTTCAGTTCCTTTAGTTTGAGTTAAGTAAGGTAAATTATGATAAATTCTTTTGTGTACTTCTTGTTCGTAATCTAATTTAGATACTGGTTGTAGGTATTCAAGTGCTGTGCTGCCGCTGTTAAAAGAAGCAGATGTAGCAATAGACATAGATGCTATGTTGAGCTCACTACCTGTTGAAGGTGTTTCACCTACAAGCATTGAAAATAAATTATCTATGTTTTGATTACTATCGTACAACTTAATACCAAATGACTCTATTGCACTCCTTACTATATCTTTTGCTATACCAAAATTAAGCCTGTTGTCTCCATTGTACCTATCAGACATTGCTTTCATATAGACCCATATGTTGTCAAAGTGTTGACCAATCATATGAGTAAACATAAGATAATTAGCATTATTACTATCCTCTCTTATAAAAGTCGGTATAGTGTTAATAAGAATATCATAGTTAGTATTATCGTATAATGATGCAGAGTTAAGTTTATCTGTAAACCAGTTAGATCCAGAAGTTGATGTAGTAGAATATAAGCTACCTGAGTTAATTTTAGGCCATGCGTGAGAACCACTTCCAAAATACAGATGTCTGTCGTAGTGGTCAAAATTATTTACTACTCCTTTTATAAGGTTTTCATAGTAGGCTACACTTCCTGAGCTATTACTATCACTTAAAGAATTTGATGTATATGTTTCTAAATTTGTTTCGTATGATTCTAATAAAGCTAACTTATATTGAAAGTTTCTTAATCTTTCTTCTGCAGACGAAAAATGAATAAAATTTGAAAAATCATCATACCTTATAGTTATATTAGCTCCTTTTTCATTTAACAGTGAATATAGTTTATAATTTGAACTACTAATAGGATAACTAAAAAGTTGATTGTAATTTAAAAATTCAGTAGATGTGCTTGAATCTTCTGCTAACTCTACTTGAAAATTAGGACCTTTAAGATTTTTTACTGATATTTCATCTTCTATAAAAGTTGATACTACCTCAAATGCAAGAGTATTAGATACTACTTCTTCAACTGTAAACTCTGAGTTAATATTTTGACTAGAAGGTAGTGGGTCGTATAATTTAAAAACTACTGCAAGACCTTTTGGTGTTTCTTCTAAATCTATATTTAGACCAATACTACTAACGTTATCACCAAAATTTAATTTAAATTCAGAAAAGTAAGAGGGATCGTTAAGTTTACTTTTTATAGAGTTAACATACTTAGTTATACTGTCATCATCAATATCAATTGATAGCGCTCTTATTTCAGTTCCATCCCCAGATATACTTTCAATGAAAAGCTGACTTCCAAATATTCCGTCGGAAAAAAGATTATTAGTAAAAGTATAAACTAATCTAACATCTCCACTTTCGTATCCTAAATTGACCATATCGTCAACTGGATTAATAGATATATTGGATGAACCAGCTTTACCAGCTGATGCGGCATTTAGTAACTGAGTGTATCTACTATAACCGTTTGTTACTTCTAATAAAGTGTTATCTAACGAGTATACAAATAAGTCGATACGGTGTTTTGACTGATCAAAGAGAGTATTGAGATCAAAAGAATCAATAAGCTTTTTATCATCATCTTTGATAGTGACATCTTGACTTGTAAAGTCTACAGGTATTTCAGATATGTTATATGTATAATTTGCCACTAACTTTCAGGATTATTCAAATCAATTATTTGTTGGTTAAGATCTAATATTTGTTCTCTGAGTATAGATATTTCATCTAATAGAGGTTGAATATCTTCTGTGTCTTTTTCAAATTCTACTAATTCTGAACTTCTTTCTACTAATACTCTATGTGAATTTAATTCACCTTCTACTGGTATTTCAAAATAAAATTTGTCGTACAGAGCAAAAAATTCTTCTATACTAGTTTCTTCTTCAACTGGTGCTGGTTGAGCAAATGTTTTAAAAGACCTATCTACTACTTTTTCAAATTGGTCTTTATTATAAACAGTTTTTTGTATTTTTATTTCATTAGCCATGTCTTACTACCTTGAAAACATTATTATCGTCTAGTACAATAGTGCTATCGTTTAAAGTAGTTTTGACTAATAATCTATAGAATCTTTCTGGTTGAAGAGAATCCATATACACATCAAAATAACTACTAGTATCGTCGGCACTTAGTTTTGTATATGTTGTATCGAAGTCTATTATCATCTCTCCACTGTATTCATCTTTTATACCCCAATAAGATGCAGAAGGTAATTTGTATTCTGTTAAATATATAGATGATGTAGTAAAACTTCTTGTAGGGTACTTAGGTCTAGCTGACAGTCTAAATCTAGCAGAATCAGAGTCAGAATATTTTTCTTTATGATTTTTTATAGTTACAGTCGCTATATCAGTTGAAAGTTCAGATAACGAAGAACTATACACACTGTCGTCCCATTTAAACTCTAAATATGGGGGAAATATAGTATGAGTATTGCTTCCAAAGTACTTTAAGTTAATACTAGCGGATACATAATTCTCATATGAATCCTCTATCTTTAATAACATTCCGTAGTTTGGTATACTACTACTATAATGAGATGTAACTACCGTTGTAACATCTATGTCTACATCATGGTCTGAATCTAATGTAAATGTCTGACTACCTGAGACGCTAGAGGTAATAAAATCTGCACCTAAGCTGTCCCATGCATTTTCCTGCGCTCCTCTATGTTTCCAAGAAACACCGGTTTTATTTAAAGGACTGTCGTCTCTCCTTCCGGTACCGTTTGTCCATGATTGAGATACAGGATAAGCATAAATTGTATAAGAAGTAGGTATTTCAGTTGCTGATGCTAAAGACAAATGTAAACTTGATGTCCATGTTCCAGTTACTTTGTTATCTAAAGTAGATGTTATTTCTGATGTTTTAAATTGAATAAGAGATCTTTGTGCTCTACCAACTAAATTTACATCAGGATAACCTCCTATTTCTATTACTGGGTCTAGTCCTGCATTACCGTAGATGCCAGAAGTATTTGGTTCTGACCAAATAGTAGTGTCTTTTTCGGGAAATATTCTATATACTGCCATCTTAAATATTTGTTACTCTACCTTCAATATCAGTATCAGGAAACTTTACTTCGAAAATACTTGGGTCATATGAAGGGTAGACTATGTTATCTTTTGTTGCTCCTTTTACATCATAAGCATACTCAGAGTAGTTACCTCCTTGTTTGTTTTCAATAATTACTTTTTTTACTGTTTGTACTCCTTTTACTCTATCTAATACTGTAAATATAGTAGATAGGTTAATAGGTTGGTTTATACTCCAGTTTTCTATTTTAAAGTGATTCTTTAATGCTGTTGTACACCCTAGTAGTACATCTCTAGATGAGTAGCTAGGAAGTGTTAATATTTCGAACTTTACACCAATGTTTACTATAAACGCATCTTTTATATCTAAAGCATCAGTTAGCATCATATACTGTGATAGGTATGTACTTAAATTATTTTTTAATGTACCAGTAGCATTAATTAACTTACCCGCACTATTGTAAGATAGTACATAAATTGAAAGTGCTAGTGGATTTTTGTCTAATACACTTCTATCTGAATTGTCTGTTAATTCTCTTGTTACAAAAGTCTTAGCTACTGTTCCAAATTGAGGAGGAAGTGATGCTGCTCTTACAGTGAAATCTTGTAGAGTTACAGCTCTTTTTTGTTCAGAGAATGATCTTAAACTGTTCTGTCTTATTTCTTCAACAGTGTCTCCATCTTTACCTCCTGATGCTGCATCTGGGTTAGTACATGCTAAGGTACTTGAATAGGTTGTATCCGTAGCTGACGGTGTAGATGTAATAGTCGTAATAGAGTTAGCAGGTACATTTGCTGCAACTCCACCGCCGGTAATATACCTTATAGTAAGTGTTGTGTTACTAGGAGACTGACCGTATGTTTTTGTAAATAAGAAGTTAGAGGGGTCAAAAGATAAATCGAATTTGTTTATTGTATCTGCGTCTCCAAACTTCTTTATATATGTAGGATCAGGTAGAAACTCTTCGTCTCTTGCAATTACTACACCTGAGCCGAACTGTAACTGTAGAACACCTTTAGAAGTAAATCTACTTACAAATCTTCTAGGAACACTTTGTAGTTTCATTATACTTGGAATAGAGCTTTGATCGCTTCCTTCGTTACTCTCTTCTTTAAAAATTGTATCTTGTCCTAAAAAAGGAACCTCATACCAAATATTTCCATCACTATCTGTTACATCTAAAACTCTAACAATATCTGTATCCAGTATTTCAATAGTTGAAAATTTTTCAGCTGCTCCAAAATCTTTACTTGTAGTTTTAATAGTACCAGAGAATGCTTTTACTTTCTTAGTTAAGGTATATACTGATGGATTACCGTCTGCTATTTCAGATATCTGTATTGAAGTAGGATCTAAAGAACTACTAAATTTAAAGTCTACTGTTGATGAGTGAATAAAAGTTTGGTTTCCATCGGTTGTAGATGTACTTACTGAGTTATCACTTAATTTTAATGCTTGATCAAAATTAGGAGCAAAAGATGACGAAGTACCTAATGCACTAACTTGTTGAGAGATTTCTAATTCAACCTCTGCAACATTAGTAACTCTTGGTCTATATCCCATCATGTATGCTAATGCATATAAGTTAGATGGGTTTTGAGCATGCTGAAGGAAAGATTCTTGAAGTTGAGTGTCTGTGTAAAAAGATAAGACGTCTCCTACATAGGAGGCCATTTCAATAAACATAGCTCCAGGTGATGCTTCGTTAAAGTCGTTGTAGGTGTCTGGAAAGTAATTTTTAGCAAACTCTATAAGTTGAGTTTTAAAGTCTCCAAACTCTCTATTGATATATTTTATGTCTTTTTCGTTAGCCATTATTGTTCAAAATTTATTACTACCTCATCGTTTATATTAGTCTGTTTAACTGTATAATTAAGACTAAACTGAATAACATTTCTATCCGGGTCTGCAGTAGTGTTTATATCAATAGGTTCTATTCTTGGAAAGAATATTTTTAATTCCTGTCTAATAGCTGCATCTATTAATCTTAAACTATTAGGTGTAATATTATCAAAAATAAATCTTTTTATTTCTGAACCAAATGTAGGGTTAAGGTATCTTTCACCTTTTGCTGTAAGGAAAAAATCAATCAAATTAGTTTTGATAGCTTCTTTAGAAGTAAAAGTAGATGTAAATACACTATCGCTAGAAAAAGGTAATTTTACTCCTATCGCTTTTCTAGGTTGTAAATCTAATGGATCTTTTATTTCTACTTTAAATGCCATTTATTAAAGTCCTCCTGATCTTTTTTTATCTTTCTGTACTGCAGCATCTAATACTTGTTTAGCTTTTGATACAAAGTCAAGTTTAGATATATCTATTCCTGGCATAGGTCCAGAATTCTCTGTCATTCCCATGTTAGATGCCATAGAGGAAGCAAAATTAGGTTTCTGAACTCCGCTGCCTCCAGTTATATTGTTAAAATCTTCTCCAGTCATTTCTGACCTTGTTGCTTGCAACATTTCATCTAATGATGCGCTTTTACCGACAGACCATTTTTTAGGTTGCCCTTTTTCAACAGTCTGGTATACGTCAGTAGGTTTAGTAGGAGTAGAAGCATATTTTACTGCTTCGTTCATTACTTCTTGTAACTCCTCCTTAACTGCTGCTCTTACTTCTTCTCGTATAATTTTTTTTAATAGTTCGAGTTTCATATATATAAATAGTTTAGTTATGGAAGTTGATTATCTATTCTAAATTTAATTTCGTCTAATAGTACTTGTGTTGAAGAACTAAAAGATTTTGGACCTCTTAACACTACAATATCCTCTAAGTTTTTAGCTACTGCAAAACGTTTTGGAGCTATCGTAGGAGAATCAGGGTCTAGTCTGATTTCTAATTTAAATACTTGTCCAGAAGGTCCTGTATGGAAAAAATCTGGGTTGAGCTCGCTATCACCTTCATTTGGTGCAGCAAAAGTATCTAATAAGTCTTTTATTCTATTTTTAATATTTTTATCTAGCTCTGATCCGTCAATATTATCTAATAGTTTATTTAATAAACTTATACTATCACTCTCTTGATCAGTTAATTTTATCCATGGTCCAACTCCTGGTAGTCCATCTTCTGAACCTCCGTCTTTATTAGAAAAGTGATCTTTAGTACATGACCACCTGAAGCCGTTGTACGATATAATATCATTAACAAAGTACTGTCTTCCGTTAAACCATTTACCTTTATACCTTAGAGCTGAATTATCGTTAGTGTTTCTACTAAGAAGTTTAGGTCCTAGAGTTGAAAATATAAAAGTTTCATCTTCATTTACTATTCCTATCCTAGTTAACTGTTCTAAAGTAACATTTCCTTCATCTAATTCTTTTTGTAGAGCTAAATCTGCTTCACAGGATTTAAGAGCATTATCTGATCTCTGTAAATTACGTGTTATTCCCTCCATTGTAATAGCAGGAGTTTCTAATATAATATTTATAGCATCTATATCATCACTTATCTGCTTTATAAATTCTTTAACAAGGTGCATTATATCTGCAAACTTAGTAGTAACGTTAACAGGTATACCGAACCCTGGAGGAACAGATTGAGGAATAGGTAAAGATAATATAATTTTTAATGCTTTTTTTAATCCCCTAACTGGTCTTTTTAATTTTCTAGGTAATCTTTTTATCCTTGATAGCCTTTTGTCAATGTTAGCTAATTTGTTATCTAAACTGTCTTTTTTAGATCTTAACCTTTTTAACTCTTTTTCAGATGGACACCCTTCTCTGTTCAATAAGTTAGTAATCTCTGTTGCTCTGTCCAAAGCATGAGATGTAACTTGACCTTGAAGTTTACCCACTAATCTTGCGATAGTGCCTGATAGTTTGCTTTCTGGGATATTTACGTAAGGCATTATTCAGTGTATACTTTTCTTGATAAATTTAGTTTTAACTTCTGTCTCAATACTTTTAAAGTAGGAAATATAGATGCTGATGATGCTATTATTTTTGCTACTGCTGCAGGTGGTGCTGGTGGAAGTGTTGCTAAAGTTTTAACTAATGATTCAAATTGAGATAAATGATCATCAAGCCAGTCTATAGTAGTCTGACCTAGTAGAACAGGTTCGTCTTCTTTGAATCCCATTTCTCCTAAATATATTCTTTTAGCATCAAGACCTACGTATTTATCTGCATCTATTCCTACTTCTGCGGCATTGATTCCTATCTGTTCTTTAGCAGATACAAGTAAGCTTTCGTCTTTTGCGTTAAAAATTAATCTACCAGAGTTTATTATTACTTGGTTACCTTTAAATTGATCAGCATCTTTTGGTTCGCTTTCTAAAGCTTTTCGTCTTGTGTTAGCTATATCGAGTTCTATAGTATGATCTGAGGTTAGATAAATTGATGAAGGGTCTTCATTTATATCTTCAAGTACTGTATCTAATCCATCTTTCGTTTCAACTTGGCCATTCCTCAGTATAGTAAAAGGTTTACCGTTATTAGAACCATCAGATATTTCATTAGATTCAAACTTTGTTCCTCCTAGCCTTATAGAACTACCATGTCTACTTTCAATCAACACATCTCCAGGAAACATCTGTAAGTTATTTACTGCTGCCTGCTCCTCAAAGTCTTTTCCTAAATCTGCAGTTCCTTCTCCATCTTGTTGAGTATCTGGGTATGCATTATGATGGGTGTGGTTCCATAATGGTAGAATATCAATCCAGTAGACTTTATTAGAAGTAGCCCCGAAGTCTCTGTAATCCGATGAAGGCCCTGTTATAATAAGTACTATTTCATTTTTAAGAGGTAATCTTTTTAAAAACGTAGTACCGCAGTAAGCAAATTTTTTGACTGCATCATCTGACTGATCAGATGCTGTATCAGCTTCTACATATTCAACACCGTAAAGTGCTTGACTTTTACCTTTCTCATCAAATAGTGGATGAAAAGCATCAACTACAACGTCGGTAACTCTTCCAAAAGTTATTGGAGATTGAGCACCAGATGTTTTTGTTCCTGCTTGACTACTTCTAGATGTTGAAAGTCTTGAACCTAAATTATAGTTCGTTGCCATCCTCTTCTGTTTGCTCTTTTTCTTTGCTTTCTAACTCTTTATCTAATTCTTCTTGTTCTTCTAAAAGATCTTGAAGGTCTGAAAAATCAAAGTCTCCTCCGTCTCCTTTAGCTTGTGCTATCTCTATACGTTGTATTACCGTCGCTAACTTAATTAAATGTTCATCATTCTTTACTCCTATCTCCATGTACTCTTTAATCATAGGTACAATAAGAGTTGCGTCGCCAATATTCTCAATTAAAGGTTTAAGTTCTCCTATAAGAGCTTTTACTTGACCTTTTGTTTCTTTTGAGTTGTCGTAAATTTCACCGAAAAGATCAGATAATGTTTTTCCTGAAAATATTTCTTTATCTAAACTCATAATAATAGTTTATTATAAATAGACTAAAGGAATTCTTTTGTTAAGTATCCGTTATCATAATAGAATTGATACTTCTCTTTAAAGTTTTCTTTAAGTTTAGTAACTACTCTTGTCAATTGAGGAGTTTCACAATCGGTCATTTCTCTTATATAGATGTAAAGAGCTTTCTTTTTAAATATTTCAAGATCGTGTCTTGTCTTAAAAATAGTAAGTGTAGCGTCAGCTATCTTTCTTTCTGATTCTTTTACGAATATTTCATCTAATTCTTCGTAAACCTCTTCTACCCAGTTATCAATAAATTTACTGAGAGGTATACCTGAGGGACTATCTATATTTAACGATTCTTCATATGATTCTTCAATATCAGAAAAGGAACCTATTTGTTTAAGCTTTTTGTAGTTTTTATTATTATAGTTTATTAACCACCTTTTTACTATAGTTCCAAAATAAGAATATGCTTTTGCTCCATTAGTAGGATCAAATTTCATTATTTTTTCTTCTAAAAGAACAGATACTAGTTCGTGCTTTAAGTCTTCTATTTGTTCAACATCTGTATAGTAGAACTTAAATGTATGGATAATATTTTCTGCTAGTTTATAAAAGGGGAGGTAGATATGATCAGTAAATATTTTATTTCTATATTCCTGGTCTGTAGATGTGTTATATTTTACTATATATTCTTCTGTCTCTTTTGTGAAGTAATTAGCCTTCGCTCTCTTTCTTGCCATAATTTTCGGGGAGCATGTATCGGTTTAGCTCGTCTTGTACATATTTCATTTGTTCAAAAAAATAACCGACCTCATCATCCGACTGAAAAACCCCTTTTTCGTCAAGATTCTTTAGGTGCTTTTGACCTTCACCAATTGCGTTTGATATATTCTGTAAATATTGTGTTTGGTCTTGCACAACATCTTCGTATTTTTCGTTTTTCAACAAAAGGTTACGAATAATATAAAGTAATAAAATTAAAAAGGCAACTAAAATACCAACTATTATATTGTATACTGTAAAAATATCTGTCATATTAAAGATTTTTTAACATATTAGTAAGGCCTTCGGAGGAGTTTACTCTTTTTCCGGTAGAAGCTGCTGTTTTTTTAGCTTTCGGAATAGTATTACCGCCGTTTCTTTTCCAAATATCATATTCAACCTTGGAAGCTAGAAAATCTGCACTATGTAATACTGAGACTATAGAAGTTTTTTGTCTAGAGCTTTCAACATTACTAAAAAAGTATGCTTCATTAGCTTTATCAAACACACCATCGTGTAATCTGATACCTAGAAACTCTTTTTGACTAACTGTAATACCAAATTTCTGTAGGATAAATAGAGAACGATCAGGGATAAGCATAAAATCAAGCTCTGGGTTGAAAGTATACATTTCTGATAGTTTATCTTGTCTCCATTTATCGGTCTGAGGTATATAGTTAGGTTGATCTCCATCTCCTAATTTACCTAAGTCGTGAAACAATGCGGCAAAGACAAGCTCTTCTTCGGTGTAATCTATTGTTCCACCCATCTCTTGATATAACCTTGACTGCTTTACCGCATATTCCACTACTCTATTGACATGATCAACGTATCCGCCTGCAAAAGCACTATGATACCAAGATTTACCACTAGCAGGTGCCATTACGTAAGTTTCTTCCATATGAGATATCATACTTTTAATAGAATCTTTACGGTCACCTATATAAGTGTCCACAATCTTAAGATGTTTTTCGTAGTTTTTTTGTATTTGTTCCGCCGATAATGACATATTAGATTAATTTTATAATTTATACTATATATTTTATAATTATCTATATATATTTATATACTTATATATAATATTTTATAATATATAAATTAAGATAATGATTTTTTTTCAAAGAATCAACTATTCTACAATAAATTTTGCAAAAATCTCTCTTCCTTTAGTCTCCATACCTGCTTCCCACCAAACTGTAGCTTTAATTTGTATAGTATCGCCTTTCATTTCGGGAGGAAATGGTCCTAAAATACGCTTTCCTGATACTCTTGATTCGGAGTACTTAGATAAAAGAATTCTATCTGACTGAACTATAGGAAGCTCATCATTTTGAAACTCCCATGTAGTGTCTGTATCAAAAGTAGCTTGAACGACCGGAGATCCGTTATACCAATAGTCTTTATTAGTAGTAGCAGCATCAACCAATATACTAAACCTAGGGTAATACTGTCCGTCCCAATTTAAACTGACATGGTAAAAGCCATTTTCATCTTGTTTTTGTGAAAATACTAAAGAAGCACTGCAATCTCCCGAATAACAAGTAGGAGCAGAAGTAAATTCTTCCTTAGAACAAGAAGTAAACATAAATGATACAAGAAGTAGTATAAGAAAGAACAAACTAACATTAGTTACATCACCATCTTCTTTATATGCTCTAAAAATACTGATAGTTACTAGAACTATTGGAAAAAATACCGCAAAAGCGAGTAAAAAGTGTAATAAATACATAACCTTAATTTTTTATACTATAAATATAAGAAAAATAACTCAGTCAGGCAACTATTTTAGTACCTTTCTTCGTTTATTTTTTGTACAGCAGCAATAGCTTGAGTAGGATGCATGTAAAACCCCTCTCTATTCTTACTTACTCTAAATTCCTTAAGGTATTCATGGGTTTTCTTCTCTAAATCATGGGCTTCGGTACATTCTACTGACCATTCTAGGTTCCATTTTTCAATTACACCTGTGGCAGAGTTAATCTCCTTAATTCTCTGCTGTGGAGACGTAGTAGTAAAGCCTATCTTAACTATTCCCGGCATAGAAGGGTTGGTTAGTACATAAACAAACTCACCCCATGTGTTAGAATATTCGTTTAGACGCTCTTTCATGCCATTCAACCTCCATTGACAGTCTTCGGCCATAGAAATATTACCTCTTTCGAGATAAACCTCTTTTCTTTTTTGCATTTCTACGATTTCTTTGTTTAATTCCGATATCATACTCATAACCTTAATTTTTATACTATAAATATAAGAAAAATATCTCGGGGAGGCAAGGGTTTTTTATAAAAAGCGTTAGCTCGCCGCGCGAAACGCGCAAGTCGCACCGCGATTTTAACTATATAATAGTTTTAAAGCTTCTTTTAGAAAGTAAATCTATATATCTCTTAATAATAGCACACTTCTCATACTCTTCGAGCTTTTCAAAATAGAGTCTCAAATGATCTAAACAGTAATCAACATCCTTCCTATCGAAAGACTCCCCTATCTTGTATATCTTATCGAAGTTTGTAGAGTTAATTCGTGTTAGATAAGAGTATAGCTTATTGTAGTATTTGTATTTAGTGAGGTTTCTTATCTTTTTATAGGGACCTGGGTATTGTTTTAGGTACATCATATCCATCATATGGTAGTTCTCTACGCCTCTGAGTACCATACCCATAAGAACAAAAGGGTTATTGAGGGCATCTTCCATGCCGTGTTCCTTGTAGACTTGCTCGTCACCTTGCTCAAATATACTAAATAGAGTATTAGGGTCTATTGGTTGCATGATAATAAATAGGTGTTCCTATATAGCGAAATTTTTTTTCGGAAATTTTCCCGGTGTTTCTTGTATAATATACGAAAAGTTCTTATATTAATAGTATATGATAAAGTTAGACGTAAACATAGGGGATACAATCCTAATGGGTAAGTTTAAAAATAAACGAGTTAAAATAAAAACAATAGAGTACGATGAGTTTGGTATGCCTCTCATCAATGGCAAACCTGGTTGTACTTTTAGAATGGTTCCTAATCCAAGAAAATGAGTCAAAGTTTTATTATTAGTGCTACTGTATTTGTTATCATAATGGTGATCTTCCACATCGTTAAAGATATCTTTCTCTCTACTTACATTAGCTCTAGTATGCGCACCAGAGTTAACAGAAGGTGGCTTATAAGTACGGCAATAGGTTTAGTTATATTATATCTTGTATATGGATAAGGTTAACGTAGGGTTACGTTCTCCTGAAGCTCTTAATCTTGATGGTCATTTCAATTTTAGAGATGATGTATTTGTTCATGATAAAAAAGCAAGAGTAAAATTGCTTAAATTTATAAAAAAGAACGATGAAGATATATGCTGGATACTAGGAGATAGCTTTATGGAGTTTAACTTAAATTATGTACAACACTATCTAAACATATATAATAAAAAAGCTATCTTTATGAGTTTAGGTGGTTCTAGTGTTTATTATTCTTATATGAGATTTTTAAATATAGAGAATGATATAAAACCATACCATACAATGCTAGTAGGTATAAGTAGTGCACAAAGGCATTTTTTTAATCATTACCATGTTCATGGATTTGCTTCTGTAAATACTGCTCGAAAAAGAAAACCTACTAAAAGGTTTATGGAAGCTGTTCAACTATATTATGAAGAATTATTTGATTTTGATGAAAATTACAATACTATTAATGCTGTAGTTGATAGTTTTAAAAGAAGAGCAGAAAGTAGAACTAAACATACTGTCTTTATACCAACCCTTACTAAATACGAAGCACTAGATAATGAACCACCTCTATACCATACGGTGATGAATAAATGGTATAAATCAAATCATAAAGGAAAAAGACCTCCTCTTACTCCTAACCACTGGATAGATGATAAAGAGTTTACAAAATCTTTCCTTAAACACTATAATAGTAAATTTGAAAATTGGAAGAAAGAATCTATATGAAGAAGCTAATAGAATATATCATTATAGGTCTTCTTATTATGTTATTTATCTGGGTAGCCTCTTGTACTAGTGAACCTACCTTATGCTCTAAAGGTAAAAATGATAATGATGTTACTTGTATTGAAATATATCAACCGGTAAGAGCACCTGATGGTACTATATATCCTAATTCATGCTATGCAGAAGCAGATGGATGGGATAATGGTTGCTTAACCTTAGTTAATAATATATAAATATATACATATATATTACTATATCACTAAAAATCATCAGCTAGATGAAAATGAGACAAGCTCACCCGAGCTCCTTACGAGCCCTATAGGGAACGATACCGGCAGTGTTATAGCAGTATGAGGTAACTATTACATCAGCCGGCCGTCCTGGTGATGGTTGTGGTGGAGGAAAAAATATATATAAATAAAATTAATTAAATATATATATTTTCTCTCCTACCTAATTAAAATTAAATAATACTCATATCTTTACTATCTCTATATCTATTCATTTTAATAATCCATCTTCTATTATAACTACTATTTTTATTTATCTTTCTCTTTCTTAATAACCCACTTCTTCTACACCACATTTCAAAT